ACTAATGGTTGTTTACACTTTGGGTTAGGCACAGGTAATATTAATTATAATAATTATTGTGGGGACTACACTCCTGATCCTATAGGCTCTCAATATACATATACCATGTTCCCCTTTTGGACTGACCTTATAAGAGATAGCAACTCTCGTATGAAGTCTTGGGGCGATAATACTAAGATGATATTTGGTTGGTATGACATGAGAGAGTATAACCGCAACTCTGATAATAGTTTTGAAGTAATACTTTATCCAAATAATACTTTCGAGTATAGATATGATGAATTAGATATTATTAATCATGATGTAATTATAGGTGAGGTAGGTGCTAATTCTACTCAAGTTTATCAATATTTATTTCACGATGAGTGTAATACAGGCACAACAAATAGTAGTGCTTGTGTAAATACAAATTGGAATAATACATCTTCTAATACTTTGCTTGAGGGTGGTGGAAGTTTATACGGAGTAGGTAGCGGTAATGGTATTGATTGTTCTAATCCATTAAATAATAGTAGCTGTGCAGGATATGCAGATGCTTTTTTAAATCAACAATGTAATATAAGTCAGCTTTATAGTCAATCATGCCCTAACTATTGGGAAGCTTATGATGATGAACAATGCAGAGAAGATCCTCAATATGCACCATTTTGTCCCGGATATAGGCAGCGAGAATCAGTAGCTTTTTTTGATGACGAACAAGTTAACTATGGTTTTATAGATGAACAAGAACAGTTTGCTACAGGTATTTTTATACAAGAAGATCATCATCAGCATCACCATGATGAACCATTTAACATAGTAGAGGTTTTTGAAGAAGATATTTTCCCACCTTTTGAAGAATTTGGAGAAGATAATTTTGAACAGTTTTTTAGTGGTCCAGAACCAGAAGAATTAATTATATTTTTTGAACCAGAGCCATTACCTTTTATAGACGACTTCCACCCCAGACATGAAACACCACATCAAGATGAAATTTTAATAGAACAATTCGTTTTGCAAGAAACTTTATTTGTTGAAGATTATTCAGAACCAGAAAATTTTTTAGTTATAGAAACAATAGAAGAATTAGATACGTGGTTTGAAGAAGAAAGGAGAGAACAACGTAATGAGGATAGAGAAGAAAGGATAGTTGAAAGAGAGGAGCCAGAGGAAGAATATAGAGAAGAAATATTTGAAGAAGATATTGTAGAAGAAGTGTTCGAAGAACTACAAGAAGAAACTTTAGCCGAAGTAGAAGAAGAAATATTAGAAGAAGATGATGTATTAGAAGAATTAGAAATTGTTGAAGAAGATACACCGAGTGGTAAAAATAAACTTAGAACTGTAGCTTTAAGCGTTGTTAAGAATGCTTTACGTGCTGCAAGTAATAGTGTTAATCATGGAGATGTATCAAGTCAAAATAATACTACTTCATCGAATACTTCAAATTTAAATACCCAAAACACATCTAACACTATAGGCGGTGGTATTAGCACAACATCGTCTCCTAGTATTTCAGATCAGTTTGCTAGTGCTACTGCACAAAATAATCAGGTGTTATCTATGAGTAGTGATATTGGTGGATCTGTGAGTGTAAATATTACACCAATGAACAACATTGATGGAGGCACAGAAATAGTAATGGCAGACGTACAAGTACAAAACGTTCAGGGTGAGATTGATACTGCTATAAGCGGAGTTATGACCGCATCTGAAGCAGATCAAATAGCAGATCAAATAATAGCACAAAATATAGAAGCACAACAAGAAGAAATGCAAGAAGAACAACAAGCTACAGGAGAATATAGTGATGAATCAAGTTTAGTTGCTTTAATAGGGTATGTACCACAATTTAATCAGTATACAAACCTACAAATACCTGATCAACAATCATGGTATGTTTCGCAGGATATTTATAGTAATATAATAATTAACGATAATATAAATGCTTTTTATGATTATGCTAGTAAAAATATAAATAACTTACAAAGCATGATAGATAATGAGCCTAAAATTTGGAGATAGATATGGATTGGTTTCAAAGCAAAACAGGACAAATAATCGCATTAGTTTCTATAGTAGGCACCCTAGCTGGTTTTGGTTATACAGGTGCTACATATGTAAATAGATTAGAAAACTTAGAGGCTAAGATTGGTGGGGTTGATGAGGCTGAAGATGAAATGAAAATTATCGAGGAACGTTTTGCATCTATAGAAACATCTGTACAATTTTTAGAAAAAGAAATAGATAGTATTGAAGTGCCTGACGTTACTGATATAAAAACGGATATTGCTACCATCAAGGCAGATTTACAAAGTCTTGATAAACAAATAGAGGAAATCAAAGACAGTAATAAAAACCCATTGTCAGGATAATGGCTAAAAACGATACAGTAAAAGCCGTTATTTACATTGACGATGTTATGGAGTTATCTCATGAAGAAATATACGAAAAATTTTCGAAAGCTATAAAAGAAAATAAAATCAACCATTTTGAAATTAAAACAAACGATAAACCTTTAGATGAGTAAAATATTAATTGGCATAATATTTATTTTATGTATAGGGTTATATTATTTTTATTCACAAAATCAAATACTTAATGCAAATAATATATTATTAGAAAATGCAGTAGCCACACAAGAAGAAACTATAAAAAACTTACAAGAAGATTTTACTTTGCAAACTCAACAACTACAAGACATAACTTTGAAAAGTCAAGCTGCACAACGTGAGTTAAATAGATATACACAGTTTATACAAAATTATCAATTAACAGCAAAAATATTAAATGATCCAGTAGAAATGGAAAGGAAAATAAATAATGGTACAAAACATATTATGGAAGATATCGAGAAACTTAGTTTTACTATTGATGATCTTGATAGCGGTCTCCAGTTGCAGTCTACTTCCAACTAACCCAATACAAGTAACTTCAAAACCGATAGAGCGTACAATCGTACAACCTATTATGCCTAGAGAAATTAATTTAAAACAACCACAATGGATTGCTATAACACCAGATAATTTAGAAGAACAACTTGCAAGGATAGAAAAACAAGAGGGTGAAGTTGTATTCCTAGCTATGACAATACCAGACTATGAGGTTATGGCTTATAATATGCAAGAAATAAAAAGATATATTACAGAATTAAAAGATGTTGTTGTATATTATAGAAAAGTAACAATAAATAAAAATGACTAGTTCACCACAACCTTTTGTATATCATGCAATACTAGAAAAAGTAGTAGATGGTGATACTATTGATGTTACCCTTGACTTAGGCTTTGATGTTCGCTTGTATAAACAACGCTGCAGGTTGGCAGGTATAGACACACCTGAGTCAAGGACTCGTGATTTGGCAGAGAAAAAATTAGGACTTGCAGCAAAAGATAGATTAAAAGAACTTTGCGTAGGTAAAATCAAAATACAATCTTTTGGGAAAGGTAAATATGGTAGAATATTAGCAATACCTTTTACAGAAGACGGTAAAGATATGTGTAAAATATTAATAGAGGAAGGTCATGCTGTTGTATACGATGGCGGTAAAAAGACAAAAGTTTGGGGGGATTATTAATGAATATATCAAACGAAGGTATAAGCTTAATAAAAATGTTTGAAGGTTGTGAATTACAAGCTTATCAAGATGCAGTAGGAGTATGGACCATAGGTTATGGACATACTAAAAATGTAAAAGAAGGTATGACTGTATCGAAAGAACAAGCAGATAATATGTTATTAAATGAATTAGACGAATATTGTGAATACGTAGAAAAAGCAGTAGACGTGGATTTAGAACAATGTATGTTTGATGCATTAGTGTCTTGGACTTACAATCTTGGACCAACAAATCTTAATAACAGCACCATGCTAAAAGTTTTAAATAACAAGGAGTACGACGAAGTGCCTCATCAAATAAAAAGATGGAACAAAGCAGGTGGTAAAGTATTACAGGGTTTAGTAAGAAGACGAGAAGCAGAAGCCTTATTATTTCAAGGCAAAGATTGGACTGAGGTATAAATGGGATTACAAAAATTAGTTTTCAGACCGGGAATCAACAGAGAAGGCACTGATTACGATAATGAGGGCGGTTGGTTTGACGTAAACTTAGTTAGGTTTAGGAAAGGTAGACCTGAAAAATTTGGTGGTTGGTTAAAATTAACAAGTAATACTTTTTTAGGAACAGCTAGAGCATTACATAATTGGGTAACATTAGCTACGACGAAATTACTAGGGGTAGGCACCCATCTTAAATATTATATTTTAGAAGGTTCTAGTTATAACGATATAACACCTATAAGAACTACAACATCTGCTGGTGATGTAACTTTTGCTGCAACTAATGGATCTGCAACAATAACAGCTACTGATACTGCACACGGAGCAGTAGTTAATGATTTTGTTACTTTTAGTGGTGCCTCTAGTTTAGGTGGTAATATAACTGCAGCAGTTTTAAATCAAGAATACCAAATAGCAAGTATAGTAGATGCTAATTCATATACATTTACAGCTAGTGCTACTGCAAACTCTAGTGATACAGGTAATGGCGGAAGTTCTGTAGTTGGGGCATATCAAATAAATGTAGGTTTAGATAATTATGTACAATCATCTGGTTGGGGTGTTGATACTTGGGGGGCAGGTACTTGGGGTTCAGCAACAGCTTTATCAGATACTAATCAGTTAAGGTTATGGTCGCACGATAACTTCGGTGAAGATTTAGTTATTAATCCACGTGCAGGAGGTATATTTTATTGGGACCAAACTAATGGTGTAACTACAAGAGCGGTTGCTTTATCATCTAGGAGTGGGGCTGATTTAGTGCCTACAAAAGCATTACAAGTAATTACTTCTGAAGTAGATAGACATTTAATCGTATTAGGTGCAGATGATATTAATACCGCAGGCACTGCAAGAACAGGTATATTAGATCCGATGTTAATTGCATTTAGTGATCAAGAAAACTCTGAAGTATTTAATCCATTGCCAACAAATACTGCAGGAAGTTTACGTTTATCGTCTGGCTCAGTAATAGTAGGAGCTGTAAAAGCTAGACAAGAAATATTAATTTGGACAGATACATCATTATATTCTATGCAATTTATTGGACCACCTTTTACTTTTGGTGTTAATTTAATTAATGAGAGTTCTGGATTAATATCACCTAAAGGTGCTATAACAACACCAAAAGCAGTGCTGTGGATGGGCTATGAAAATTTTTATGCTTATACAGGCACAGTAAATAAAGTGCGGTGCACAGTACAAAATTATGTTTTTAGTGATATAAATAGAAATCAAGCATATAAAATATTTGCTTTTACTATAAATAATAAAAATGAAGTAGGTTGGTTTTACCCATCAGCGTCATCAACAGAAGTTGATAGATATGTTATTTATAATTATGAAGAAAATACATGGACTTACGGACAATTATCTAGGACTGCATGGCTTGATGAAGGGGTAGAGCCTTACCCACAAGCTACGTCTAATAATTATATATTCCAACATGAAACAGGCTTTGACGATGATGGTCAGCCTATGACCGGTGTTTTTATTGAAAGTTCTGATATAGATATAGGTGAAGGAGATACATTTTCGTTTATTAATAGATTAATACCTGATGTTAAATTTTTATCTAATGAAAGTGGTGGTCAATTAAACATGGTAACAAAAGTTAGAAATTTTCCTAATGATGATTTAGCTACAGCAAATACAAGTGCGATTACTTCTACAACTACACAAAAACATATAAGAGCTAGAGGTAGACAATTCGTTTTTAGGGTAGAATCAGATGACGATAATGCTCCTGCTAATACAGGTACAGGTTGGAGATTAGGAGCTACAAGGGTAGATGTAAGACAAGACGGTAGAAGATAGTGGCTAAATTATTACCGACTAATTTACCATTAGCGTCCGAAGAAGTTACACCTGAGTTATTTAATAAATTAGTTAGAATTTTAGAATTAAATTTAGGACAAGTAGATATATTAAATACATACCAAGTAAATACAACTAATAGAGATCAACAGTCATTTAATACCGGAACAATTTTATTTAATACATCAACTAATAGTTTACAGTTATGGGATGGTTTTGAGTTTGTAGATATATCAGTACCTTTTACTGCTAAATGTGTTTTGGGTAAATTAGTAGGCTCAGTCGGCACAGTATCCATAACTATAAGTTAGAAAAACTTTATATTAATACTAAATATAGCTATGATATAAGATAATCCAGGAGTCATGAGACTACCTGCGTCTATTTATAGATTTAACAAGGATAAGTATGCAGGAAATATATGGCTAGAAAAAAATCTAAAATGCCTCCTCGTAATAAGAGGAATTTTAGAGCTACAAAAAAAGGTGCTGGAATGACCAAAGCAGGTGTTAAAGCCTACAGAAGATTAAATCCAGGATCAAAATTAAAAACTGCAGTTACCGGTAAAGTTAAAAAAGGTAGCAAAGCTGCAAAAAGACGAAAATCTTTTTGTGCAAGAAGTGCA